ATCTTTGCTAATTCTGCTGCTTTGGTCATTATTAATCCTTCGGCTTATCTGGAAACTTAAAATCTTTATCGTTTAATGATTTAAAGGTTTTAGTTATATCCCTTAACTCTTGTCTGTATGTTAACCAAACATCTTTTAAACTTTGTGGCACATCAGTACCTGCAACCCAATCTGTTTCTTTAAGTAGTTCATTACGTTTTGCTCTAAGCTCATTTAACAAACCTGTTGCATGACATTCTTCAGCCTCTTTTTGTGTCATACCTAAAACAGTTTTTAAAGGATCTCCAATTTTCATTTCTCCAGTTTTATCGTCTATGCCAAGAATAACAGGATTTTCTGGACTGTAGGTATATTCTATATCTTTGTAAGTGTACTTGTACATTTTTATCCTTAATAAGTCGTGTGTTTGTAATACCAATCGGCAGGTTGATATGAAGATGAACTGCCAAATAACTGAAAATTCACATACATAATGTTGCCTGTACTTGCTATGTGTCTAAATTCAAAATAATGAGCAGATTCGCTTGAATCCCAACCATGACTGTTAAACTCGAAATGACTGCTAGTGCTTCCTTGATTTTCTGTATTACTTAAAACATTTTGATACTGAGTGCTACTATTGTAAGAATGTGACCATCTATAAAGCCTAAAGCCACTAGCATTAGCATTAGAATAAGTAGAGCTAAGAATACATTGTCCTGCTGCCCACAAAGAAGTTTGAGCTAAGTACAACCTGACTGCAAGATTGCTAGTGCCATTAGGAAATTGAACACGAAAGGGTATATCAAATATTGAACTAATACTAGATTTTTGAGTTATTGCATTTTGTGTAGAACTTGCTGAACCGGGATGTGCAGTTTGAGCATCCTCAGAAGCACGAAAATGACCTTTTACATCTAACTGAGCGCTTGGTAAGTTACTAGCGCTTGATCCTCCAATACGAATAAGTCCACCTTGTGACATATCAATTCTCATGGCTTCTACAGTAGCGCCTCCATCATCTCCTTTGAAAACAATATCTGCATCTTGTGTTTGATTAAAAAGTTCTGTATCTGTAGGGCTTGTAAGAATATGAAATCTTGCTGTGCCACCATCATTTATTTTTACATCTCCACCATCAGCATCAAGAATTATATCCCCTGCTACATCAAGTGTAAGATCACCACTAGATAAATCAATCTCTGTACCATCTATAGTTATATTGTCAACCTTTACACCAGCATTTGCAGTGATTGCACCCTCAAATGAACCACCATCTGCTTTACTTACAGTGTCTGAAATACTAAAAGCATCAAAAACTATTATTTCTACGAGATCATCAACTGACGCTCCTTGAGCTAAAACAATAGCTGTGCCACTTGTAGATGTATAGTCTGCATCACCTAACTTTACACCATTTTGATATACATCAACAAAGTTACTATCTGTGTAACTTAATGTTGCACCCTCTGATCCTGCACCACTAAAACTTGTTTGCCCAGCAGTGGCAGTGTAAGTGTGCTTTCTTCTAACTCCAAATTGTGGGCTGACTCCTATGTACGGCATAAATTATCTCCTTAACTCGGCTTTTTAGGAAAATTTACATGAGTTTTAGTTTTTGTATCAAACTTCATTTTTTCTTGCACTTTTTCTACAGAATCCAAGCCTTTTGTAATATCTCTTAATTCTTGTCTATAAGTTTTCCAAGCATCACTCATTGTTACATCTGAGTTACCCATATAATCTGTTTCAACTAACATATCATTTCTTATTTGTCTTAACCAATTAAGCTCTCTATCCAATGCTCCATCTGCCCATGCCTTTTCTTCTGCATCTCTTTCAGCTTCTTCTGCGTCAGTAAGTTCAACTTCAATACCATTAACATTTTTCATTCTATTAGCCATCATTTAACTCCAAACAATTTAAATGTGCCACTTGTAATATTACCACTTCTAAAGTTAAACTTAACGCCATCTACAGTAATACTGCTATCCTCTCTTGCACCCACAGTTTCTGTCTGTATATAATAACTATTAGCTCCGAAAGCATAATATGTTGATTTAAAAGTAGTTCTTGATGCTGCACCTATATTAGAAACAGTAACAAACGCATGAAGACCACCTGATGCTGCACTACTACTTATTTGTTGGTCTGCATTACCTGCAAAATCATTAAAATATTGAACTTGTGTACTTGTTGAGCTTCCATTAGAATACCATCTCCAACTTACTAAATTATAAGAACTATTGCCATGATACGAACTTCCACCATCAGAAGTTAGTTTCATATCCATATATGTTTGATTTGTAGCAGGAATAGCAGTATCAATAGTAAATTCATATCTCTTATAAGTATTGTCAAAAACAACACCACTTGAACCATCAATAAACTCAACGGAAGCTGCATTTGATGGTGTAATGGTTTTTATCAAAACTCTTGTTTCAGGTGTACCACTTACAGTTCCAGTAAAAGCAAATGTATCTGCTAAGTTTATTCCCTCTGCTTGTACTTTTGTTAATGCCATTATTTACTCTCCGATACCTTTAGATCTATTATCTTCAACATTTTTTGCAGTATCCACAACTTTTAAAGTGTATGCTTGTGTTACTTGTGCATCAGTACCAACAGCTAATGCAATAGAATTTTCATTACAATGTGCAACTAATTTTGCAATAATTTCTTCTTGAGCTACTCTAGCTCGATTGTGTATTGCATTATCACACCAATCTTGAACTGAATAAGCTGAATACTCTAGACATTTTTTTTGAGTGTCTGTTAATTTAATTGTAATATCTGCCATTCATTTTTCTCCTAATTAAGCTACTAAAAACCCTGAAAAAGCCGTATAAAGATTTGAGGTATCTGCATACACTCCCCCACTTTGCACATAAATTTGAGCGTAATCATTTGCATTAAGATAAATAGCAGAAGAACCAGAAAGATGTGGATAAGTATTACCATTTGCATTATTTTCATACGCAACCATTATATAATTTGATCCATTTACATTAAGGTTTACTGATGCAGTAGTAGTACCTACAGCACCTGTCGCTTGTACATATCCAAAACCAACAAAATTAAATTGATAAAATCCAGCTACTGGGGCAGTAAATCTACCAGTAGTAGTGCTGTAATGACTACCTTGATTTACACCTACTGTTTGAAATTTTATAACTTGCCCAGCCTCCCATGTATTAGTTTGGTTTCCAGCACTACTTCTAACTTGAAAATGAGGTTGAAGTGGTTTAGTCATGCGACCACTAGAGTCAATTTTCATAGCATTAGTTGCGGCAGTCCATATACCAAATGAATCATCATTGTGGTCATAAACCATTTGACCTCTATAAGCAGAAGTTCCAGTGCCATCAGCAAAAAATATACCACTTGCATGAGTGGTGTTTGTGTTTGCTATGGTAACTCCACCATTATCTCCTGCTCCTACGACTAAGTCTGTGGCATAATATCCACTAGGGGTAGCAGTATTAATTCCAACACTGTCATTGGCAGTATCTACTTTTAATGTATCTGTATCTACAGTTACATCACCAGTAAACGTACCTGTTGATGCACTTAACGCACCATTATTTGGATGACTTACTGTACCCACTGTTCTAAACAAATAATACACAAAGATGTTGTTACCAGAGTTATTTGATGGTGCAGCAGTAAATGTAAGTGTAGTTCCATTGCTTACTGCGTATGCTACAGAAGGCTCTTGTATAACGCCATCCACAGATACAAGTATGTCTTCATCAGACCCTACTGAGTGTTCTAGTGTAAATTCAGTTGTAGAACCATCACCAGAGAACTGTGTGGCTGCTTTACTTGCTACAAACCTATTACCTGCTGTATTACCTAGATAGGGCATTATGTGATCTCCATGTAACTCATGGTCACTGATAGTTTATCTGCAACAGAACAATCTATCTTTACTATATCTCCTACATTCAAAACTATCTTATTTCCCGACATGATCTCTACTGATGACCCAACTGGCACTGGTATGTCCTTCACTATGTGAGCCGTGGTATTTTGTGTTTGAGATGTCTGTGTTGTTGTACTTACAAGTTGCACTGTTCCAGTAACTTGTGCTGTATGTACATTAGCCAGTGTCAATCCTAATACAATAATTGTGCTACCAGTTTGAACTGTATAAAGAGTTTCTGGCACTCCAGCAGTGGCTGGAGCAACATCTCTTGTAATTACTTTGAATGTATTTGCCATGTTATTATCCTAACGCTATTGCTAAAGCTGTAGCCTCATCTGCTGCTGCCGAAGCAGTTGTTGCACCTAAATCAGACAATACTTCAGAGGCACTTCTGCCTTCTATACTTGTACCATCAACTCTTAAAAAATCATTATCTGCTATACCACTTGTTGCAACTAATACATTACCA